CCGTCAATGTTCAGGCCGACACCGGAGCCCTTGAGCAGCTGGGTTTCTTCCTTGAGCTTCAGGCCGTATCGCAGGCGCCCGTCGATGTAGCCGCGGAGCGTCGGGATATCGGCCAGCACCTGGCGGGAGGCGTGGATCCAGTGGGCAATCGTGGTCACCGCCGCCTGGTCAGCTTCGAACGTCAGGTTCGATTCGGGCTTCGGGTTAGTCGGATTTTCGGCAACCACGTCCGCATTGTTGGTGTAGCCGGTCTCGCGCACGTACTGGATGGCGTTGGAGCTGGTCGGCACCACGTTCAGCAGGTCTCGGATGGTCAAGCGGCGCAGGCCCGGGGCGATGATGCCTTCCCGGCGCTGCGGCACGATCAGGTCACCGGCCGACGCGCCGTCGCTGGTCACGACAGCCTTCACGTCCATGTTGAACTTGCTGCCGCCGCCGCTGGCGGCACGAGCGGCCCACGCCTGGAAGTCCTCGTTGGCGGTGAACTGTTCGCCCATGGACTGCGGCGCCGCGTACTGGCCGCCACCCTGCTCCAGCTTGGCCACCAGCTGCTCGGCCGACTGCAGACGCGCCTGCAGGGCGCCCTGCTCGGTCAGCAGTTTGTCGACGTTGGCACGCGTTTCATCGGTAAGTCGCGCGTGCGCCTTGATCTCCTTCTCGGCGGTTTCGGCCTGCGACTTGATCTGGTCGCTGATCTTTTCCAGCTCGGCCTTGATCGCATCCGGCAGCGCGGCAGCCATCACCGGTGCCATGAGCGCACCTTCGGGGCTGGTGAACAGGGTGGACAGCAGGTGGGTGCCGGCGACCGCGTCTGCGGAAATGACCAACAGCGCCACCGTGGTGACAATGGCGGCCAGGATGTACTTGTTCTTCATTGCGTGTACCTCAGCGGTTGGGGATGGAAAACGACTTGAGCGCGGCCAGGTAGTCGGCCTCGGTTGGTGCGACGGCTAGGGTTTCCTGGCCGTGATCGGTGGGATCGCCCGCACCGCCGCCAGCGGGATCGCCCGCGCTGGACTTGAGTTCACTGATCAGCTGCATGGCTTCGGACTTGGGCAGGCCAGACGCGCGCAGTGCCGATTCGATCCGCCGCACGGCAGAAGCGCTGGTCTTGCCGGCGCCGCGCTCGACCTGATCGGTCGGCAGCAGCTCGTCGGCGAAGCCGCCTTCAATCGCGTCGCTACCGGCGATCCAGGTCTCCGCGTCCATCAGCTTCGCCATCGCCTTCTGGTCCTGCCCGGTGCGTGCTGCGTAGATGTCGGCCATGGCCCGATCAAACGGCTCCAGCGTCTCGGCATACTCCCGCAGATCATTGCGGTTGCCGGCGGCGACCACCCATGCGTTGTGGATCATCAGAAAGCCAGCCCGTGCGATCTGCACTGTATCGCCGGCCATGGCGATGACGGAGGCCGCCGACGCCGCAAGGCCCAGCACCTTCACGGTTACCTCGCCGTCGTGCTCGCGCAGCAGGTTGTAGATGGCCAGGCCCTCGAACATGTCCCCGCCTGGGCTGTTGATGTTCACGACGACCGGGCCTTTACCGAGGCTGCGCAGTGCGCCGGCAATCCGCTTGGCGGTGACGCCTTCGCCGGTCCAGTAGTCCTGGCCGATCACGTCGTACACGCTGATCGAACGATCGGCGTCGTCATTTGCCGCGGCACGCACGCCGGGGTTCCAGCGGTCCAGGGCGCGGGGCTGGAGGTGGCTGCTGACGCCCGCGCACACCCGGCCCTCCGGTGCACCCGGCAGCTTCTTGATAGTCATGGGGTCAGTCCTTCTGTGGCTCGTCTTGGAATCCCAGGAACGCGCGCATCGCGGCCCGGGCGTGGTTGGAGTCGGACGCCTGTCCGAGACTATCCAGCGTGGTCATGGCGCTCTGCACCGTCAGCACTGCGGCGTTACCGCCCATCGGCTCCCGGTCTTCGAGCTCTCGCACCTCGTCGCGCGTCAGCACGCCGTTGTTGACCATGGCGGTGTAGAACGCCGCGCGGCCGGTGCTGTCGGCGCGCAACAGGCCCTCCACGGAAAACTTCGGATAGAAGCGCGACCGGTCGGTTGGCGTCATCAGATCCTTGCTGATCGCCTGCTCAACGCGCTTCAGCCACGGCGCCAAGGTGAACGTCAGGAACCCAATCATCTGCTGCTCGATGCCTGTGCCCCAGCTGCTCGACTTCTCGGTGTGACCGACCATCCACGGCGGAACGCGGAACCAACGGCACACCTCCTCCACGCTGAACCCCCGAGATTCCAGTAGCTGCGAGTCGGAAGGTTTTATACCAAGACTCCCTACATCGCTCCCACCTTCCAGCAGCGGGGTTTCGCCACGCTCGACCGAACCAAGCACGTTCTTATGGAACTCGGCTCGCTGATTGGGCTTCAGGAACGCCGCGATCTTGTAGTAGATCGTCTGCAACATGCCGTTACTGAACGTTCGCGCTGCGGCACGGTCGGCCGCTATAGCGCCGCCGAACACGTGAGCCCCATAGGCGATCACCGAAACACCGTTTTTGCCGTCCAGGGTGAACCCCGGGATCTCCCAGATCCGCTCACGGGGAATAACACGCTGCCGGCCATCCTCTTCCGTATATCGCCATTGCTTCTTCCCATCAGCGCCACGCGAGGGAAACAGTCGATCTGGGTTGAGGAACTGCAACCCCACCAGGCGGCCGCCAATCATGAGCTTCTCGGCGCGCCCTGCGCCGCGCAGCAGCATGGCTGCAACCATTGCCTCCCAGAACACCGAGGCCGAAGAATCGGTGTTCGGCTGGTCACGGATGACCAAGTGCAGCGGGTGTTGTGGCGCGGGACGCTTACCATTCGTTGCGCGCTCGTACATGCCCAGAGGCAGGGTAGCGATGGTTTCGGAGATCAGGCGCACGCAGGCCCATACCGCAGAGACCTGCATCGCCGTCGCGGGAGTGACAGACACGCCCGCAGGCCCGCGCCCGCTGGCGAAACTGCTCCACCCCGCCTCATCGGTAAGCGACAAGGGAAGTCCTAACCAGTCGCGCACAGCAGCGGCGATGCGGCCTGGCTGCTTCAGTGCCCCGGCCGTCACGCCTGACCCCTGATCGGGGAGGACAGGAATCCGTCCATGTCGCCTTCGTCTTCCCCTGTCGGCATCGACAGGCCGATACCCATCAGCAGCGTGGCCATATCGTCGATCTTGTCTGGCGAGCGCTTCTTGTCAGGTTTCATGTTCAGGTTCCCGTCTTTCACGGCGATCAGGTTGGAAGCGCACCAGTTCAGAACCGGGTCGTTTCCGTGTTGGATGCTCTTGCTGATGTAGGCCCTTTCCAGTTCCTGCATCGCCGGGTGGTAGTTCTTCGTGGTCTGGTTGAATTCGATCAGCGGGTGGCCGTCCGCCATCAGTCGCTGGCTGATCTCCTGGGCGTTCCATCGGTCGTACCCGATAGCCAGCGGATTGAACCGTTCGATGTCCTCGCGGATGCGGCTCTCCACCACGGCGTAGTCCGTGACCTCGCCCTCCGTGACTTCGATCAGCCCCGCCGCCACCCAGCCGGCATAAGGCACTACCCCACGCTCGGTACGCGCGCGAATGGCTTCCGACGGGACAAAGCGCCGGCCCCACGTGTAATAGATGCCCTCCACCTTCCAGACCAGCCGCCAGGACGTGAGGTCGAGCGTACTTGCCAAGTCCAACGCGCCCCAGCAGGGGTGTCCTGCGAGCCAGTCAAGATCGACCTTGCCGCCACACCGCTGCCATTTCGTCAGGTCAACCCAACCAGTCGCCGACGACGCAGGCCGGTTGAGGCGTTTGATCTTGAACTCGGCCAGCTTGGACGGCATCTGCCGCGCCTCGACGGCCTCCTTACGGATCGCCTTCAAGAGGTGCGGGTTGGCGTCCATCAGCGGATTAGCCTTGGGCCATGCCGATTCGTCGAACTCGTCGTCCTCATCGTCCACCGCAAAGAAGACCACGAGGAAGTGGTCGGCCGATTCGCCCAAGATGCCTTGAAGCACCTGCTTGGCGAACTGTCGTATTTCCCCCCACGGTCCCGGGTTCGTGTAGCCCTCCGTTGTGGTGTAAAGCCACAACGGGTTGCTGCGAGCGCCCGCAGCCGAGGTAAGCACGTTCAGCAGATCGGCTGACTTGTGGGCGTGGATCTCGTCCAAGCCCACGTGCGACGGATTCAAGCCATCCTGCGTGCTCGCCTTCGCGTTGATCGGCTTGAAGCTCGCCCCCGTCTCCACACGGCTGATGGCGTTGGCCCAACAGGCCAGGCCGAACGCCTCCTGCAGGTCCGGCGTCTTTTCCGTCATCCGCTTGGCGACGTTGAAGATGATTCGCGCCTGGCTGCCGGTTGTGGCGGCCGAGATGATCTGGGCGCCCTCTTCCTCTTCGCAGCACTGGCAGTACAGCAGGATCGCCGCGGCCAAGGTGGACTTGGCGTTCTTTCGCGCCACCGCGAACAGCGCCGATGTGAACCGGCGGCTTCCGTCCAGGTTGCGGAACCCGAACAGCTGCACCACGAAGAAGACGTGCGAGCGGTGCAGCTCGATCTCCGGCCGAGCCCACTTGCCCTCCACATGCGGCAGCTTCTCGATGAAATCACAGGGATCGCAGGCATGCCACTCGTCGAACAGGAACGGCGGCCGCTTTCGGCTGGCGCGCTTGAGGTCGGCTAGGAACCGCTTTCCCGCGAGCCGTATCCATTTTCCGAACTTCTTTCCCTTCTTGTCGGCTACCGCCTCTTCGGCATACGCCGTGGCGATCCCGACATAATCACGCACGGGTCTTCCGCTTCGCCCCGTTGTTGGCAAAGGCGTTGCCGGACCTTTCGGTGTCACCTGCAGGCCTCACCTTTCCCTGGGCTACCGGGGTCAGGCCGAAGTCGTTCATGAGGCCGCGTACCTGGGCCACCATCGAGGCAACCGGCGTCTCCCCGGCAGCGTAGAGCTGGACCGTCTTCCCGTGCAGGGCGCACAGCTGGCCGAGGGCCGACAGGCCGGCTTCGGTCAGGAGCCGGTTTGCGTGAAGAATCGGCGCCAGGCGGTCCCATTCCTTGATGGCGTGCGCGTTGGGAAGCCAATCCGGAGCGGGCGGAACCTCTGAAACCAATGGGAGATCGGCGACCTCCGCTGGCGCGTCCCGGTCGGGGCGATCCGTCCCGGCAACCACCTTCAGCGATGTGGGTTTGCGGGGGTTTGCCATGACTGTTCCAAGGGCGGGATGGCCG